TTTTGCCGTAGCCGTCCTGGTCCTCCACAATCAGAGTGAAGGGAATGTCCTTTGAACGGATTAATTCATTTTCAAATGCTGTCTTTGTATCCTTTTGAAGATTTCCTGTGATTTCATCTATATGTGCTTTGCGTTCAATACGGCTAGACAGGTAAATATCCCTTTTGATGCCCAACTCTTCGTTTGCCGGAATCATGCAGCCATAATCGCCTGTTTTTAATCCTCGAATAAGATACGGGATTTTTTTCTGTTGGAAGTATGAAAGAATATGGTCGTTTACTTTTTCACGGGTATCAATGATGATTGTGAGTGTATTTAGGATTGCATCGAGTTCTTTGGCGTTGTATTGGTAATGGATCACTCGGCAACACCTTCTAATAGTTCAGGGTTTTCGTGGATGTTGCCGATGACTACAGAATCATATATTCTGTGTTCGTCATACAAGAAGGTGTATTCATCACCATTTTTCAACCAATAGACGCAATCCGCATAAACCACTTCGCCTGTAAACGCTTGTCTTTGGTTATACAAATCTCTGTAGTTTTGCTGAACAATATCCCCCTCAAAAATCTCCTTGCCGTTCTTATCCTTGAGACCTGTGTATTGCATAAGCACATACCTATTTTCATTGGCGTACTTCATAAAGTGACCACCATGCACATTCCATACATCTTTTTCATCATCCGTGTAACCCTTTATCGTGTTAGGTTCTCCGTTGAATTTATTAAATACTAATTCGTGTACAGGAAAAATTTCCTTCAGTTTCTTATCCCACGCTCGAAATTTAATCTCCCTCATCATTAAGCCCCCTTCTTGAAATAAACCTTCGCCCGGTCGTACAGCGCCTGCTTCAATTTATTTGATTCTTCATTTTCGTATTGTCGAAAGTCATCATAGATATTCTTCCAACCGTTTCTATCTAATGCCTTGCACCAACGATCAAGCATATCGAGTGATTCAAGGTCATTACTTAACCATTCATTTATTTTTTGATTGCTTTGCCATCCACAGAAGAGATGGAGCATTTTCATTATCGTTATATCGACAGCTTCAGCCTGCTCCCATGAAGCGAACCATTTTTCAATATCCGGGAAAATCGGCTCTGCAGCTTTCAATACTTCTTCAGGTATCTTCTTGGCATTTTTCAAGGCCAATCGATTATCCGATTCATCCCTGTAAATTTCAGCACCGGATTTCCAAATTTGTGAGAGTACCATTAATACTTGCATTTGAGTAAATACACATCCTTAAATTGCAAAATACCTCTTGTACCTCTGCATTTTCCGAATCCGAATTTGACCATTTCTTTATTAAAAAGAATAAAAGTCAAAGGCTTAACGGAATGCATTTCGCAATATTTTAAATAACGTTCATATATTTCTTTGGCTGGTATATTTGAAAACTTTACAGTCCTGATATTTTCGTTTAGGAAATTTTCCATATTCTTCAACACCTTTCGGTTACTGAAAAACAACTGCAATTACCTATGAGTTACTTTTCGAATAAGCCTTAAACCTTACAGTCTCAAGGGTTTCGAGCATTTAGTTACAAAAGTTACTGCTCTAGGGGTATTACTGCTCCTAATATATATATTTTTATTTTTTTATTTTTTTTATAAACTCCCCAAACAATAACTAAAGTAACTAAAACACTATCAAACTCTATTCAAACCCTTGATACCATTGAGTTTCTACGTAATTTTAAAAGAGTTACTTTTTAACTCTTCCTTCTGATTTTCATCGTTTTTCAGTAATTCTTGTTGCGAAAAACTACTTTTGCGCTCCGTTAAAGTAACACCATGGACGAAAAATTTATTTCCTGCCCCTCGTTCACGCTTAAATCCTTGTGCTTCGAGTGTCCGATAAAATTTTCGATTTGGTAATGCATGCTCCCCATTTTGATAGCACCAATCGGAATAAACTTTGTATAATTCCTTCGCTTCAATTTTTTGAGATTCATTTTTATAACAACGTTCGAATAAAAATGGTCCTAGAATATCCATATCCTCTTTATAATCGCCAGTTGCCTTCTTAACGACCTTCGGCTCCTTCAACCCCGACTGCTGCCATTTCAAGCAGCCTTCAATCGCCCAATTCAATATTCCTGGCATTTCAAGCGATAATTTTTCAGGTAGCCTTTTGTCTCGCTTATCAGGTGGGAGATTCAAATTAAATGGAATGAGTTTTACACGACGCCAAATCCCTTCATCGACTCCCTTGATCACCGGCTTATGATTCGTAGTAAAGAAAACTTTAAATTCCGGAATAAACTCGAAATACTCCTGGCGTAGGAAGCGAGCAAGTACCGGTTCTCCACCTGTAATTTGTTTTACAAATGCTTCGGATAGTTGTTCGCCATCTTCCGATTCGATAGCTGAAACGAACCGACTACCTACCAATCGTGCGATGTCATTATTGGCTCCGGTCTCTTTTTTCTTAATAAAGGTATCCGACTTGGCCTGCTTACCGTACTCGCCCATCAGGTCCTTGATGGTATTGATGAATGTTGATTTCCCATTGGACCCTCCACCGATTAGGAAGACCATAATTTGTTCCGATATTTCACCAGTCAAGCTGTAACCGATTAATCTTTGCATGTATTCAATGAGTTCCTGATCCCCTTGAAATATTTGTTCAAGGAACGCCAGCCATGTCGGACATTGAGCTTTTTCTTCAAATACGATATTCGTAATTTTGGTTAAACCAAGCTCTCGATCATGAGGCTGCAACTTACCATCTTTTAGATTGATTACACCGTTTTCTACGTTGAATAAATATCTATGCTGATCAAACTGTTCACGTTCACCTGGCACCAACGGCATTAAATCCTTAATACTATTCATCCGGATGTTCCGGCGTTCGCACATACGCGCCCATTTCTGCTCGGCTTCATCCTCCGACTTGTACATGCCACGTAGAACCTTATTACAAATGCGTTCAATTTCTTTTTTGTTATCGATTTTCCAACGCTTACCGTCCCAGATCATCCAGCCCATATCCGATACATATTTGATGACATGGCCGTATTCGTGCGCGATGCGTTCAGCGTTCCCCAACTCGGTTAATCGAAACTTTTTCTTTGGTTCGGCCGGCTGTTCCTCCACTGCTGCATCACCACTGTGGAAGTCAAAAGAAAACTCGGCGTACTCGGCTTCATTCTTATGGTCCAACACAGTGGTAGTAGTGGAAGTAATAGCTTCTGCAATCGTTCGCTCGCCGTATGTTTCTCCCGTCGAATGATGGATGATATCCCATTTGTCACGCATAAGACCCGTTTCTCGAAACATAGTGTCCATGCGAGTGGCTGACTTCCCTGTGAAGAACGCTAAATGATTACATAAAGCTATATCTGTAGATGAATGGTCAGGTTCGCCTTTGTTGTCTGTTTTAATAATTTGTCCATCATACATAGCCCGAATTTCATCACCGTTTTTGGAGCGAAACATTTTCTCCCAAAGAGCTTCATTCGAAAGTTTAATTTCATCTTTCTCGAACTCAGCAAGATTGACGCGCCCTTGGATGTCGCTGTCGTCAAAATATTTTTCGAACACTTCCCCGAGCTCTTCCGTTCGCTCATAGATACGATCGTTGCTTTCAACGTTTCCAGTGAAACTGAAATACCGACCGTATGAGTAAATTTCTAATCCGTGCTTTACATTTTTACGTCCAGTACCTAATACAGACTGTGGAAGGCCACCTTTAATGATGATGTGCAGCCCGTTTCCAGATGGAGAAAATTCCGTATAGGAATCAAGCGTATCAATGATTTCCGTTGCAAAGGTGTTCGGTTTGCCATCCACAACACACTTATCGATATCGATGCCGATGTAATTGTCCTGGCGACTGAAGACGAAGCCGATTCCGTCATAACCACCATTCATGTAGAATTTCACGGCTGTTGCGAATGTGGACCATGTACGGCGATCATTTGAACGTGCTTCATTGCCATCTACTTGATATGGAATTTTTGTATCTTTACCATTGCGCTTTTCTTTCTTCCACAGAATCCATTGGGGCAGCGCCTTTAATTCGCTGGGTATGTCATTAAAATTAATGTTGTTCATTTCATCACCTAATCGTTGATGCCTTTATTTTTCAAAAATTGTCTTTCGTTCTCGTTTCTATCGAACTCCCGAATTTTATTAGTAATATGATGCCACTGTGCAATTTCCGTAGCATTTAAAATCCGTGTAAGCTCGTCATGACGTATCATTGTTTTGCTATTGCTCGTTGTGAGTACAAATGATTTATTACGTTTCGACATGCAATCACCTCGTTTTTGAATATAAGAAAAGAGAGCCCCAGAAAAAGAGCTCTCTATTTAGTTTTATTTAGAACGGTAAATCAGAATCGCCGACCGTAATTGCTGGCCCTGCTGATTGTGGAGGATTCACTTTTGAAGCATCGTAATACTTCGCTTTAGCAGCCTTACGCTTTTCTCCATCCTTCGTATATTCTTCATGCTTCACTGTGATTTCTAGGTGTTTATTAAACAGCTGCTGCGCCATTTCTTGTGGTGAATTGAATACATGGTTATTAGAGAAGCCACATGCTTTCAATAAGCTGTTCACGATTTTGACTGACACTTCATGTTCGAAAGTGAAGGTATTGTATAGAATTTTTGCGCCTTGATGATTTTGATTAACATCACTACGAATCTCAAAGTCCACCGATAATTTTGGTTTACCAGCCTGTGTATTACCTGCCTCTGCGTTTACAATGACTGCCTCGTATTTACCTTCTGCAACTAATTCAAATGCTGTTGAAGCGTTAGATTCATCAAATTTAAAGAATGACATATATTATTTCTCTCCTTCTGTGGATGGCTCATAGCCGATTTTGAAAATATTTTCTTGTGCGCATGCCTTACGCCCATCAAGTTGATTTTTGGCGTAAATGTAATCGGACGGCTGTAGGATAAATCCTCGTTTTTCCGTCTCCGGATTGATCGTTAATCGTCCCACTACCTGGCAAAGCCCCATAAAGTTATTCCGGATCTTCTCACGGATATCAGGGTAGGCCCGGTTGATTTGCTGTCCGCTTGGCAAGTCCCATTTATCTGTTGTTTCCCATGCAGTAAAGACAATCCGTTTTCCTAATGTTTGAATGAAACGGGCACTGTCCATTAGGAAGAAGTCAATCTGTTGATAGTTCCCTTGGGAAGGAACTCGATTGTTATTTCCGTTACGCCCCAAGTTGGCTAACATTGAACGAACTAGCTCGGAGACGTTATCGAAAAATAAAGTATCGTATTTCGATAAGTCAGCATTTCCTAACCATTTCAGCAGCTCGTTCCAAGCTTCCCAAGCGTTGTATGTGTCGAATTTCACGACATCGATATTGGCATTTCCTTTTAACGGCGTTTCAGAACGGTCGATTGGAATGTATAGCGTCTTCCCTTCCAGATAATGCGCCGTATGTGTTTTGCCGATTCCCGGATTAGCGTATAGAAGATACGTACTTGTGTCCTTTTGGATATCAGCAGCGTTTGTAATTTCCATGCCTTCCACACTCCTTATCTATTAAAATGGCAAGTCCGATTCTGTAGCTTCAACCTGAGGTGTTTCACCTTCTATCTCCTTTTCGAATTGGATGCTATCCGGATCAAATTCTTCTTCCTGCTGCTCGACTTCATCCATATTCATTTGGCCGTCTGGAACATCGCTTTTTTCAGGGCGTTTCTCCATTTCCTCTTTGGCCGTACTATGCGTAAATTCCAAATCCACAAGGTAGTAAAAACCTTTTGAATTATGCTTTTCATGGATTTTTTGCATTGTTAATAACTCATTTTCTTTAGCTTCAGCAACTACTTCCTCGGCCTCTTTATGTGTATCTGCGTACCAACGAATTTTTTCATGCAATAATTTTTTTGCCATTTACTTTGTTACCTCCAGTGGGAAATTTAAGTACGCATCCGGACCGACGATTTCAAGTGCCTTCGCGTCATATGCCTTTGCTGCTGATATTTCATCATGGTAACGGCCTACCGTATATCGCTTGCCTTTGTGCGATAACATAGCTCGCCATTTATTCGCCTTTTTATCCCAATGGACGCCACGGTATCGGCTTGATCCGTAGCCTTTCCCAGGGATAGCTTGAGGAAGAATAGCACCCTCTCCAACTTCTTCTACAACAACGGTAAATGTTGTTTTAGTCAGCGTGTCATGCGCATCGATGCCGATGACCTTCTTACCTTCACAAAATTCATTTATACTTCGTAATGTCGCCTCTACTCCCAGCAGGCGATTACATGTAAATACTTCAGATTGTCTGCTCATGATATCCTCCTATCGAATCCGAATCGATTCCCCTTGTTCAATTTCTACACCTTCATATTTGTGACCGTCTTTTAATGCACTTAATAACAGCTTTTTATTTAACACCGGTTGCGGTTGTTCAAAGAAAATTTCCGGCACTAATGTTTCGTCCACAACTTTTAATGAAGGTGGATTCTTTTGAACGGTGAAGTTGAATTTCTCGCCTTTCACTTTTGTTTGACCAGCTGTCACCATTGCGAACTGCATATTTTCTTTCATGCGTTTGATGGCATTCTCTTCTGATTTGGCGCTATCAAGTAAACGTTTTGCTTCTGCTTTTTTACCATCAATATTCGCCTGACGATTTACAATAATCATTGCGTAATTTTCAAGCTTTTCAGCAAGCTCACCGTCAATAGCGTTCAACGCTTCAATGAATACTTCTTCCGGTGCACCTTCTTCAATCATTTGTTGAATGAGTTTATATTTATCGGCGATTTCGTAAATAGTTGCCATTATGCGTTCACCTCGTATTCGGCGTTTGTATCATTGATGATTTGGTGCCAAAATGTTTCTTTTTCTATAAAGTCAGCTGTGTTAGATGTACTTTTAACTTCGTCCTCATGAGTCACGATTGTTCGAATTTGCTTATCCGAATATTTCCGGTACTTAACTTCAATAAGGTGACCCGTAACCAATTCCTTCGGCTGCACAGCATTCTCAAACTCACTTACATCCAGACCGAGCGCTCTACCTAACGCGATGGCTTTTCCGATGTGTTCGTTGAATACGTCTGATGGGTTGCATTTTGCCGTATTTACATGCAATGGTTCTTGTTTCATCCTTTTATCATGGCTTCGATTTTGATAAACAGACACTTTTACTTCCCTATCATTTACATCGAAATCAATACTGAAGAACTTATATTGATATGTTTCGTTACCTAACTCACTCATTGGACTACCATATTTACCTTGATTGATTGCTTCCTCAACAAACCCCTTCGCCTTTTCAATAACCTCAGCACGTAATTGATTTGCTGATTTTGGAGCATCTATTCCGATTGTGATGCCTCGGATTTTTTGTTTGTCCTCCACAATTAATTCGTAGACGTCTACTGTTTCGGGTGTGCGACCACCCCAACCTGTATATAATTTTGAAACGCAACCATTTTCTAGTTTCACTTCTTCATCGGATACCATTTTGTAAGGCTTTCCTTTGTATAACCAAGCTGAATGAGCTACGTCTTGTACAATCACATCACCCTCGCGCGCTTCACGGTCAACCTTCTTATACTGCTGACCTTCAAATTCGATAACGTCCTCCACAGCTTGAATTGTGGAAGGCACACGCAATTGGTGAACGATTACTTTCATTTCATCTGCAAGTTCCTCTAAACGATCAATTAATTTATTTGACATATTGACCTCCAAAATGTGATATAATATCACTGACTTTTTATTTCAGTAGTACTCGTTAGAAGTTGGCGCTTCTAGCGAGTTTTTTTATTCCTCTTCATGGTCATCCCATTCTGATCTATCGCGTTCGTCCTCCACCTCATTCCTGTGGATGGCTCTCCATTGATCCCGTGTGTAGCCTGTACGATTTACA